CTTTCAGGTGTTGCTGCTAACAACATTGGTAATGGTCATCTTAACGTCAATACCACAATTGTTGGTATTCCAGGTGCTAACGCTACATCACCACTAACAGCAACCAATACCTATAACTATTCAACAGGTATGCCAACTGCTGATTCAGAAGCTCTTGGTTCTGCTAACGCTTTCCCAGAAATGGCATTCTCAATTGAGAAAGTTTCTGTTGAAGCTAAAACTCGTGCTCTAAAAGCAGAATACTCAATGGAACTAGCACAAGACCTTAAAGCAATTCACGGTCTTAATGCTGAAACTGAACTTTCAAACATTCTTTCTGCTGAAATTCTAGCAGAAATTAACCGTGAAGTTGTTCGTACAATTAACGTTTCAGCAAAAGTTGGTGCAACCGAAGGAACAACAGCAACTGGCGTTTTCAACCTAGACACAGATTCAAATGGTCGTTGGTCTGTTGAAAAATTCAAAGGTCTAATGTTCCAACTAGAGCGTGAAGCTAACAAAATCGCAAAAGAAACCCGTAGAGGCAAAGGCAACATCGTCATTTGTTCTTCAGACGTTGCTTCTGCTCTACAAATGGCCGGTGTTCTTGACTATGCACCAGCTCTAAATACAAACCAACTAAATGTTGATGATACTGGTAATACTTTTGCTGGTATTCTAAATGGTCGCTTTAAAGTTTACATTGACCCATATGCAGTTGGTGGTAACTATATGACTGTTGGTTATAAAGGTTCATCAGCATTTGATGCTGGTCTATTCTATTGCCCATATGTTCCACTACAAATGGTTCGTGCTGTAGACCAATCTTCATTCCAGCCAAAAATTGCATTTAAAACACGTTATGGTATGGTAGCCAACCCATTCAATGACGGTGCAGCAGCCGCTGGAACTGGTGCTATTGCTCTAAACACAAACGTTTACTACAGAAAAGTTCTAGTTACAAACCTAATGTAAGGTATCACATTTGTGATAACAATAATAATAAAAAACAAGAAATTAGGGAGGCTTCGGCCTCCCTTTTTTTATTGATATAAATAGAGTTAGGTATTGCGTATTAGAGGGACTTCGGTCCCTCTTCTAAAATATTCCCAATAATAATAAATATAAACACGGGAATAAACTATAGGAGGTTTCTACCTCTTTTTTTAAATGGAGATATAAAATGAATGAAGATTTTGTTAGAAATAAATGAGTTGCATATATGTCATAGGTCCTGAAAATGGTCCCTATAAGATAGGTATCACAAAAGATATAAATAGAAGAATTAAATCTATACAAACAGGCAACCCATTAAAATTATTTGTTCATCATGAGGAACCAATACCAGAAGAACAATTGAAGTTTATTGAGACTCAAATACACAAAAACTTATCACATAAACGATCTAAAGGTGAATGGTTTAATATTACATTAGATGAAGCAATATCACATGTTAAGTTTGCACGAATAAGATATCTAAAGGACTAGAGAAATGACAGCAGTCTCTAACACACCACAAAATAGAAATTTTTTATCACAGCTTAATTATAAATTTATAATTAAAAAAGCTCCTAATGTAAATTTCTTTCTTCAAAATGTTAATATTCCATCAGTTCAGCTTGTTCAAGTTGATACAGGTAATCCTTTTGTTAAAACACCATATCCAGGAGACCATATTGATTTTGGTGTTTTAAAAGTTTCATTCAAAGTTGATGAAGATTTACAAAATTATCTTGAAATATTTAATTGGTTAAAAGGGTTAGGGTTCCCTGAGAAATATCAACAATATAGTGATATTGCATCACAACCATCATATTCAGGCGAAACAATTGTTTCAGATATATCTCTCATAATAAACGCTTCTACAAAAACCCCAAATTATGAGTTTTCATTTATTGACGCTTTCCCCATATCACTTTCTGAAATTCAATTCAATAATATTGATAACACTGTAAATTATGTTAATGCTGAAGCAGTATTTAAATACACATATTTTACTGTAACTAACATTTAACTATTGACAAATAATATTAATATTTTATATTCATTTTGAATATAATCAATGGAGTTAATATGACAATTGATGAAATACTTGAAATGTGGAAAATTGATTCTGAAGTGGATATAACAGAATTAGCAAATGAAGCAATAAAAATTTCTAAAATGCATCATAAATATTATGAAATATATATTAAAGAAAAGCTTATTTGTAAAAAATATGAATCTGAATATAAAAGATTAAAACTTGAAAAATACGAGTTTTATACACAAGGTCCAAACGAAGAAACTATTGAAAAAGGTTGGGAATTGCCAGCCAAAGGTTTGTTATTAAAATCAGATATTCCAATGTATATGGAAGCGGATACAGACCTAATCAACACTTCATTAAAAATTGGTTATCAACAAGAAAAAGTAGAAATGTTAGAATCTATATTAAAATCTCTAAATTCAAGAGGTTATAATGTCAAATCTGCTATAGATTTTATCAAATTTACTTCAGGGGCATAATGAAAATTAAAGTTGAAAAATATAATGAAATATATAATAAAATATATTGTGAACCAAGCACATCATATGAATTAAAAGACTATTTTACTTTCAGAGTTCCTGGTTGTGAATTTGTTCCATCTTATAGGAACAAACTATGGGATGGTAACATATATCTTTATAATCCTTTGACTTGTTTGTTGTATGGTGGTCTTAACGACCATTTAAAAGAATTTTCTATTTCAAGAAAATATGATTTAGAATTTAGTGATGAATTTAAAGATAATGATTTTTCCTACCAAGAAGCATTAGATTTTTTTTCTACTCTAAATCTCCCATTTCAACCAAGAGACTATCAGATTAATTCTTTTCTTACGTGCGTTCGTAAGAAAAGAAAAACTATTCTTTCACCCACAGGAAGTGGAAAAAGTTTTTTACTTTATCTTTTGACAAGATATTACAATAAAAAAACACTTATCATAGTCCCAAATACATCACTTATTCATCAACTTAATTCAGATTTTATTAGTTATGGTTTAGATGAAAGTGAATATATACATAAAATATACCAAGGTCAAGATAAAAGTTCAGATTCAAAATATTTTATATCTACTTGGCAATCTATTTACAAACAACCTAAAGAATGGTATAATCAATTTAATGTTGTAATAGTAGATGAGTGTCATTTAGTAAAAGCAAAATCATTGACTACAATAATGAATAAACTTGAGAATTGTAAATATAGATTTGGTTTTACAGGAACACTTGATGGAACTAATACTCATAAATTGATGATAGAATCTTTATTTGGTTCTGTAGAAAAAATTATTTCTACTAATGAACTTATTGAAAATAAAGTATTGTCTGATTTTAAAATCAAATCATTAATTTTAAATTATCCTGATGAAATAAAAAAGATGGTATCTAAACTTACATACCAAGAAGAAATGGATTATATTGTAAGTTTAAAACCTAGAAATAAATTTATTAGAAATCTTTCTCTATCATTAGAAGGTAATACACTTCTACTCTTCCAATACGTAGAAAAACACGGTGTATTATTATATAATATGATTAAGGAAAAAGACCCTAATAAAGAAATATATTTTGTTCACGGTGGTATTAGTGGTGAAGAAAGAGAAAGAATAAGAAAAGTTGTAGATAAAAGTAATAATTCAATTATTGTTGCTTCATATCAAACATTTTCAACAGGTATAAATATTAAAAATTTACACAATGTTATTTTCTCTAGTCCATCTAAATCTAAAATAAGAAATCTTCAATCAATAGGAAGAGGATTAAGAAAGTCTGATTCTAAAGAACAAGCAGTTTTATATGATATAGCAGATGACTTATCTTGGAAATCTAGAAAGAACTATACTCTCTTGCATTACATAGAAAGAATGAAGACATACAATGAAGAGAAATTCAAATACAAGATATATAATGTAAATATTAAGATATAATATATATTCATTCAAACCACAGGTTTATTATACACCCCTTTAAAAACTTGTCAAGGAGAAAATGCTTAATGGCTAGAAATTATATTAATAATAAAGATTTGTATTCACATATGATTGAATATAAAAATAAATTAAATATTGACAAAGATACGAAAATACCAAATTATATAGGACAAGCAATAATTTTAATATGTAATAATTTATCAAAAAAAATTAATTTTGTAGGTTATTCATATAAAACAGATATGATTTCAGATGCAATTTGTGATTGTGTAGCAGCAGTTAATAATTTCAATCCTGATAAAACTCAAAATCCTTTTGCTTATTTTACACAAATTGCTTGGAATGCTTTTATAAGACGTATAGAAAAAGAAAAAAAACAGAATGCTATAAAACATAAAAATTATTTAAATTCTATGATGAATATTAATATAAATGATGGTGAGGTTAACAATATTAAGAGTGATGATATTTCTTATAATATTGTTGATACTTACGAAAAAACCTTGACAAAAACTAAAACAAATGTTAAATTAAAGGGAATAGAAAAATTTCAGGAGACTAGTGATGAAAAACGAACACATGGTGCCTATAGCAGTTAAAGACATAGCTGAAAAAATTAATAGCACTTACATAAAGTCTTTTAATAGAGATTATCATATTCAAAGACTTGAAACTATTAAAGAATTTTGTGAAAAAATATTAAATGATTGCAGTGTAAATAAGAAGAAATAAATTATATGTCTGGTATGAAAATTGCTATAATAACAGATACCCATTTCGGAGTCAGAAATGACTCCGAATATTTTCTTAATAAATCTAAATTATTTTTAGATAATATTTTTTTTCCATATTTAAAAAAAGAAAATATCAACACAGTTTTTCACTTAGGTGATATTGTTGATAGAAGGAAGTATATAAATTTTAATACATCAAAAAGAATAAGAGAAGATTTTCTGATTCCTTTGTTTGAAAATAAAATTGAAACACATATAATTTTAGGCAATCACGATATTTACTATAAAAATATCAACGACATAAATGCTGTTGAAGAAATTATAGATAAAAGGTTTGATAATTTTAAAGTATACTATCAACCTTTTGAGATCACAATTTGTGATGTCAAAATATTAATGCTCCCTTGGATTTGTGAACAAAATAAAGAATTAACACACGAACTAATAAAAAATACAAAATCACAAATTTGTATGGGTCATTTAGAACTTAACGGGTTTGAAATGTTTAAAGGGGGCTCTGTTTGTGACCACGGAATTGATAGAAAAATTTTTGATAAATTTGATATTGTATGTTCTGGTCATTTTCATCATAAGTCAACAAGTTCAAATATTCATTATTTGGGAACTCCTTATGAAATGACTTGGAGTGATTTTGATGACCCAAAAGGGTTTCATATATTAGATTTGTCTACAAGAGAATTGAATTTTATACAAAATCCTTTTAAGACATTTAAGAAAATATTTTATGATGATAAAGACAAAGATTCTTTAGAAGAAAATGAAATAAAAAACTGTAAGGACAGTATAGTTAAGGTTGTAGTTACACATAAAGAAAATCCTTATCTTTTTGATAAATTCATAGATTTGATTGAAGACGCTTCACCACAGGAATATCAAATAGTAGAATATTCACCAGAATATGAAAAGGACAATGATGAAATAGATGAAGCTGAGTCTACATTAGATATATTTAAACAATATATTCAGAAATCAGAAATAAAAGGAATAAACAAGACAAAATTAGAAAAAACTATAATTGACTTGTATAATGAGGCTATTAATTTAGAATGATTCTTTTTAAAAAAATTAGATATAAAAATCTATTATCTACTGGTAATAACTTTACAGAAATAGATTTATGTGGTAAAAAAACAACACTTATTATAGGTGAAAATGGCAGTGGAAAAAGTTCTATATTAGATGCTCTAACCTTTTCACTATTCAATAAACCATTCAGAAAAATAAACAAATCACAACTTTTGAATACAATAACAAATAAAGGTTTAGTGGTTGAAATTGAATTTGATATTTCTAATGTTAAATATAAAGTAATTCGTGGAATAAAACCAAACATTTTTGAAATATATAAAAATGGAAATTTGTTAAATCAATCTGCTGATTCAAAAGATTATCAGGAAATATTAGAAAAACAGATTTTAAAAATTAATTATAAGTCTTTTTGTCAGGTAGTCGTTCTTGGTTCGGCAACATTTTTACCTTTTATGCAACTATCTGCCTCACAAAGAAGAGAAATAATAGAAAATTTGTTAGATTTGCAGATTTTCACAACTATGAACTCATTACTTAAGGATAAAATTTCAGAAAATAAAGATTTATTAAAAGATTCTGAAAATGATTTAAATTTACTAAAACAAAAAATCAAATTGTCTGAAGAATATTTAAGTAAAATTAAAGAAAACGCTGAAAAAAATAATGAAAATAAAAAAAATCTTATAAAAGAAATAGACGATAAAATAACATCAGTCAAAAAAGAATACGAAAAGTCCAATAAAAAAATAGAAAAATTTAAAAAGAAACTTGAAGTAGAAAATGAGTATTCTAAAAAATATTCAAAGCTTCAAGATTTAAAGAATAAAATAAGCAATAATATTGATAGGGTTAAAGATGAATTAAATTTTTTTGAAAAAAATGATAATTGCCCTACCTGTAAACAAGTTATAAGTGAAATTTTTAAACAAACTTCAAAAGAAGAAAAGAATAATCAAATTATTGAATTTCAAGAGGGAATTAATAAACTACAGGAATCAATTGATGAAATATCTCAAAAATTAATTAAATTAGCAGATATTAAAAAAGAATATAATGAATCTTTATTAAATAATAATTATTTAATGAATGAACACAATTCTCTACAAAGAAATAAATCTCTTTTAGAAAAGGAAGTTGAATGTCAAAACAATGATGAAATTTCTGATGAGATGAATGAAATAAATAGACATAAAGAAGAATTGGTAAAAAAGGAAAAAATATATTATGAATTGATTGAAGAAAAAAACTTGTTAAATACATCACACATTTTATTAAAAGATGGTGGTATAAAAACAAAAATAATCAAAAAATACATACCTATAATAAACAAAAACATAAATAAATATCTTTCGCATTTTAATTTTTATGTAAAATTTGAACTTGATGAAGAATTCAATGAAATAATTAAAAGTAGACATAGAGATGAATTTAGTTATTCTTCTTTTTCCGAAGGTGAAAAGATGAAAATTAATCTATCTATATTGTTTACTTGGAGAGCTATATCAAAACTAAGAAATTCTATTCATACTAATCTTTTAATTATGGATGAAGTTTTTGATAGCTCTTTAGATTCTAATTCAACAGAAGATTTTATGAAAATATTGAATGATATGAATGAAAATACCAACACAATAGTAATAAGTCATAAAACAGAACAGTTGAATGATAAATTTGACAATATAATAAAATTTAAAAAAATAAAAAATTTCAGCAAGGTGGTCCAATGAGAATTATAACATTTTTAATAGCATTAACGTTTTTAGCAAATTATTCTTATGCTAACAATTATTATGATTTCAAAATAACAAGAGTTTTAGATGGAGATACTGTAGAATTTGAGGCTAAATTTTTAATACCTGAATTGGGAAATAAATTGAAATTAAGAATTCTGGGAGTAGATACACCAGAAAAAGGCAGAAGAGCTAATTGTGATAAAGAAGAAAAAATGAGTTTAAATGCTAAATTGTTTGTTGAACAAGAAATTTCTAATGGTAAAAAAATACATATAAGTATTAGAAAGTGGGATAAGTATGGTGGTAGAGTTTTAGGTGATGTTATTATAGATAACAAATTGTTAAGTGCTTCATTAATTAAAAATGGTTATGCTGTTCCATATTCTGGAAAGGGCAAAAAACAAAATTGGTGCAAATAAAATGATAAATTTTAGTTTAAAATATGATGTGGGTGAAGAAGTTTGGGATAAAATTACACTGAAAAAAACTAAAATTATTGGTGTAGAGATGAAATTTGGTAAAAAATGTTGTTCTGATGATGCTGAAAATTATATTAGATATTATGTAGAAACACATATGTGTAACACATATAGACTTGAAAAGGATTTAGAGAATGTTAGATAATTTTCAGCCAAAAAATATCTCAAATTATGATGATAATATTTTAAAAGAGAAAACACAAAAATTTGATTTTTTAAACCCTCCGATAGAACCAATTGAATTAGCTCATATTCTCTCACAAAATATGATTCATTATAAATGTTTAGGATTATCAGCAAATCAAATAGGTTTACCTTATCGTGTATTTGTATTGACAGGAAATCCTATTATATGCTGTTTCAATCCAGTAATAGTTGATTCATCTACAGAAAACATTTATCTTGATGAAGTGTCCTTGACATATCCAGAATATAGTGTTAAGATTAAAAGACCATCAATTATTAAGGTTAGATATGCCGAGCCAAATGGTAATATCGTAACAAAAAAGCTAATTGGTATGACAGCACGTTTATTTCAACAACAATTAGACTGGTTAGATGGTATAAATTTCATATCAAAAGCTTCTTTATATCATAAAGAAAAATCTAAAAAGAAGATGAGAAAAAAATGAGTTTTTGTTGGTTTTCTAAGATGATGGAACTTTTTGAAAAATCTAATAAAGAATTAGTTGTACTAACAGCTGAAGAATGGAGAAGTGCTGTAAATAATAATTGGAAAGATTGTGGTTTTAAAAATGAACAATCTTTTTTTAAAGAATATGCTAAAATATATAATTATTATGCTGTATATAATGAAAGAAGTGATGTTATGATTGTTATTAATGAAGATAAAATGGAGAAAACACTTTATGGAAATTAAAATAGATATTGATATCTTGAGAAAGAATAAATTATTTTTAGCTACTCCTATGTATGGCGGCCAATGTGCAGGAATGTATGCAAGGTCAGTTGCAGATTTATCAGCTTTTTGTGCAAAACATCAAATTCCTTTACAAATGTATTTCTTGTTTAACGAATCTCTTATTACAAGAGCTAGAAATTATTGTGTAGATGAATTTATGCGTTCTGAAGCCAATCATCTAATGTTTATTGATTCTGATATAGGTTTCAATCCACAAGATGTAATTGCATTGATGGCTTTACAATCACAAGATGATAAGTATGATATCATTGGAGGGCCTTATCCTAAGAAATGTATCTCTTGGGAAAAGATTAAACATGCAGTAGAT